CAATCCTGGCACTCAATCACAACCTTCAATCCCTAGCACTAATGGCGCAGAGAGTGGAAAGACGGTAGGCGTTGAGTTGAGAAACGGAGTAGGAGCCACACGCGAAATATCAAATTTTAACACTGATGCTGTCAGGGTCACCATCGGAGTACCCCGGTTGACGTTTATGGATAAAGAGACTGGCGATGTTACCGGCTCTTCAGTTTCATACAAGATCGAACTCCAGTCGAACGGTGGCGGATTCTTTGAAGTTTTGTCGAATACAATAAGGGGGAAAACGACATCGCGTTATCAGAGGTCTCACCGCATCGAACTTTTGGGTGAAGGTCCATGGGACCTTAGGATCACACGGACAACAGCCGACCATGACGGGGAATCTCATATAGCAGATGAGACATGGTGGGATTCGTATACAGAAATCATTGACACAAAATTCAGTTACCCAAATAGTGCTATTGCTTCGATTCAATTAAGTTCGGAACAATTTCAAAATATCCCTTCTTTTGGTTTAAAAATGAGGGGACTGAAAATCAAAGTCCCTTCAAATTATGATGTTGCGAGCCGATCTTATATCGGGAATTGGGACGGAACTTTCAAAATTGCATGGACAGATAATCCGGCATGGATTTTTTATGATCTTTGCACAGAGAAAAGATATGGTCTCGGGCGTTTCATTTCCGAGGATCAGCTAGATATATGGGAACTCTATCAAATTGCGAGATATTGCGATGAAATGGTTGACGATGGTTACGGCAAAGGCAATAAAGAGCCGCGATTCACCTGTAATATCGTTCTTCAAACACAAAAGGAGGCTTTCAATCTCCTGAGAGATATGGCTTCTATTTTTCGGGGAGTTGTTTATTGGGGTGCGGGTAATATTCGGCCAGTGCAGGATCGCCCTGCCGACTCTTATTCTCTTTACACCGAAGCTAATGTCATTGATGGGGACTTCGATTATTCAGGGACATCAAAAAATGCAAGGCATACGGTAGTTTATGTTGACTGGAATGATCCTGATGATTTCTACAAGAAGGCCACCGAGTATGTCGAGGATGCTGATGGCATAGCTGCTTATGGGATAAACGCTAAAAGAGTTACTGGGATGGGCTGCGCCTCCCGTGGACAAGCTCACCGCACTGGAAGGCATATTTTATATACCGAGCAATATGAAACTGAAACCGTCACCTTTAGAATTGGACTTGATGGAGCGTTTATTGCCCCTGGTCATATAATAAAAATTCATGATTCCTTGAAAGCTGGAGGCGAAAAGTTAGGTGGCAGGATTCGTCAACCCGACGAACCTCTCGGTGATAGAGAAATTCTGTTAGATAGGATGGTCAAAATTGAAGCGGGTAAATCATATTCTCTTATTTGCACTCTTCCTGACGGCAAAAATGAGGCGCAGAATGTCATAAATAATGTTGGAGAAAGTGATCGTATAACGCTTGCCAAATCTTATTCTCAGGAGCCGATAGAGAATGCTATATGGGTTCTTTCGATAGACGATTTACTTCCTCAGGAATTTCGTGTTCTATCCGTCATTGATGAAGGTGAAAATCAACTTACCATCAACGCTCTAAAATATAATCCTAAAAAATATGCGGCCATTGAAACCGGAATAAAACTTGAAGTTTCTCCGATCTCAAGATTAACTCCAACAATACAAAAACCCATAAACCTAACAATAGAACAAGGACTGTTTAATGATCAGGGGACAGCCCGGGTTGTGATGATTATAGGGTGGGAAGCTGTTCCTGAAGCTGTGAAATTTCAGGTTCGTTATCGAAAGTTCAATGATAATTATATAGCTCTGCCCGAAACGAAGAACAGGTTTGTTGAGATTCTGGATATTATTCCAGGAGTTTATGAGGTTCAGGTTTTTGCTATATCAGCAACGGGTATTTTTTCGGCGGCAACGACAGTCATGGGAAGTATTCTAGGCACGGATTCAATGGCTGTCATGCCCGATGTCACGGGTTTGAGACTGGTTGGCAAGGATACGGATGCTAATGAGTTCACAGGGAAAATAGCGAAATTTGTATGGGATGAAATCAGGGCTAGGGATTTAATGGAAGCGACAATCCTTGAGGGCTATGAAGTTACTATCCGCGACACAGAGACGAGGGAAATATTATATTTTGGGATTGTACACGAAAATTATTTTGACTTTGATGCAGAGAGAAATGCCGAAGCGATCGATGCTGATGTTTCACCCACGTTGCCAATTCGTCCTCCGAAAATTGTGAATCTTCTGCCAATTAAACTTGGCCTGAAGACCAGTATTGGCAGTATTTGGACATCCAAGACAATCAATCTTAAGCCGATCAAACTTGGCCTGAAGACTTCCGTCCGCATTGAAATATCTTATATTGATGTCGTTCATATCACTCCTAAGCCGATCAAACTTGGCCTGAAGACCAGTATTGGCAAAATAACCCGTGTAATCAATCTTCAGCCGATCAAACTTGGCGTGAAGACCAGTTTTGGCAGCATTGAATTCAATGTAATCAATCTTAAGCCAATTAAACTCGGTCTGAAGACCAGTATTGGCAGAATAACCCGTGTAGTCAATCTTCAGCCTATTAAACTTGGCGTGAAGACTTCCGTCCATGTTCATTTGGCTAAACAATTTATGTGGAACCCTGCTGTGAGAATGGATGCAACAACGCCCAAGTTTGGCGCGTCATCAGCGTTTTTTGATAACTTAGTAGGGAGCGATGTAGAAGAAGTTAAAATTTTAGGCATCCGAGAACACCCCGACTTTGATTTTATTGGGGCTTCTGATTTCACTTTTGATTTCTGGTTTCGTGTTTCCGGTGAATGGTTGAATGATTTAGGGCCTCCGGTTTCCGTCATGATGAGTGCAGAGAGCATTGTCGGTGATATTTGCAGATGGGACTGTTCACTTATTGCGGCACCTGTAGATTACTTAGGTAACGCCCCCAGCGCGGCTATATCATTCACTACTTATGATGAGGATGGCAATTTGGATTTCCAAATGAAGGGGGGTTCTGTACTGCCTAACACTTTTGATAGCCCCCCCGGACCATGGAGACATTATGAGCTAACCCGGTATCAGGGTGTGTTCTTTCTTTTTCTTGATGGTAATCCAGTCGCAACCATTGCCGATAAACAAAACGTTACACTTTGTGAGGGGGATTTCTTTGACCTGTATGTTGGTTGGGGTTCTTCGGATACAGATAGTGAGTTACCAGACCCGTTTTTAGGTAGTTCTCACACTAAAACCAAATTATGGATAGATGAACTAAGGATTTCAAGTGTGGCTCGCCATACATCGGCAACAGCATTTACACCACCGACACAACCATATATTGCGGACGAAAATACTAAGCTGTTGATGCACTTTGATGGCGGTGACAATTCCACCGATTTTATTGATTCTATTTGATTCTAGTAGTTAAAAAGATTTATTCGAAGTTCAACAAGTAAAATTATAGAAAGGAATTTAATTATGATTCATGGAATTACAAATCAGGCTAAAGCTGAATTATTGAACCTTTATTTTAAAAATGGGGGTCCTTTTCGTGTTGCCCTTATCACGGCAGCAGACTTCCCGGGTGTGGATACTAAACTCTTTTCGGAGATGACAGAGATTGCCCCAGGAAACGGCTATGAGGCTGGAGGAAAACTTTTGACGCTTGAAGATTTTCTCGCTGCTTTGGGAAATGATGAAACTGATAGTGCCAAGACCGAAGTTCCTTTTGTATCGTGGACGGCAGAGGGCGGTCCCATTCCGGCAGAGGGAGAACCGGCGCGTTATTTGGTTATGACGGATGGTAATGAAGTATTGGATGATCGAAAAGTTATTGGAATTTTTGATCTTGAGGCCGATTCAGTTATTGTTGCTAATCAGGAAGTAAAATACCAACACGCCGCTATCGAATTAGTGCAGGTACCGTAAATGTCTGAACCCACTAGAAATATTGAGATTGAGGTAAGTGCCAGGGGGAAGGGCGGCCAGCTTTCGTATAAGGCTGCGATACTTGCCGCTTCAAACCCCCAGCCTCGTTTGCCAACTGCTCTAAAGATAGAACCGGGACACAATGTCATTGAGATAGGTTTTGGCAAACCCGTTGATTTGGATTTTGCGGGGACTATTGTCTGGCTTTCTCGAATCAGTGGGTTTGAGCCTAGTGATGACAATATGGTCAAAGATGGTAGCGATCTGTCAATGATAGCCACAAAAGAACCTGGTGGCGCGCCTCTGGTAGCAGGAACCAAATATTATGTCCGGGTGGCTCATTATGATGCGTTTGGAAAAACTGGCTTAAACGTCAGCTCAGAGTATGAGGCTGAAACAATCCTAATTAACGGAAATGAGCTTGAGCCTTTTACTGTCCCCAGCGCAGCAATTATTTCGCTCAAGGCAGGCAAAATTGAAGCTGAGTCTATTATAAGCAATTTAATTTATCTTGGTTTAATGCGTTTCGATGGCGAAAATAGCCGAATCACTGTTGACGACAACCAAAACCCCCCTAGAAGGCGCATTAATTTCGGTGATATAGGTCCACTTCTAAGTGATTTTGGAATTGAGATTTTTAATAAATTTGGAAAACTTGTTCTCGGTTCTGATGGCATAGGAACAAAAATGGTTGGGGAATTAAACGTTGATGATGCGATCAGTAAAAGACTCGCCCCTAATGGGGTAGCGTATAACCTCCCCATGTTTGCCCCGCCAGGACACTCCAATAATATGGAAGATTCTGGGTTGCCTTTTCACTTCCTTAATGTTTATGACATCAGTATCGTAAATTACAGTAATCATTACGACCTCACGGGGGTAGTACCTTTTAATAATGGGATTCCGACTCAGCCCGCAGGAGGGACTTATATCTTTATTGATGTAAAACCATTATCGGCTACTTCTTTATTAACTATAGAAGTGGAAGCGCTTGTGTACGGTACACCAGACAAAGGGATGGCATTGTTTTCAGGGGAGACAATTAATGCGATAGCTGCTACAGGGGATTCACAAAGCGGTCTTGCTAAATTAAGTATATGCCACAGAGAACCCGCCGGGAATACAGAATTAAGAAGATACAAGATTTATTTTCTGGGGGGCGCGACTATGCTAAATAAAACGCCAACCCTTGGTACTCTTTTCGGGTTTGCCTCGAAAACTTCTATCAAGGTTACAGAGGTCCGCTCAAATCAAGCGATAGTGGACCCCGGGAGTGAAGTTGTCACCCCTGGGACATACCAGGATCGCACTGTTCAACTTTCACTCTCCGCAGGGACGGCTATTCTCAGTGGATCAGGAGATGGGGGAAATGTAATCTGGTATGGAGATATTATAAGGATCCATGCTGGATCAGAATTAAAAATTTATATAACATTGGACACTACGTTTTACCCCGGCAGGTCGGGAAGTAGTGGCGAACCCAGAGCGACTCTAGGCAGCATAGCTTATTCTGTTGTTTCGAATAATACCATTATTGGTAATGGGACATTAAGTTCGGCGGCAATATGGCCAGCCGCAGGTAGCCATGGCGAAGAAAGGCGAGCCGGTTCTACTAACATTATATCTGTTATTTTACTGGGAGGAGTGGCTGGACAAGCTTACGCGATCTCAATAAAAACAGGTTATCAGCAAGCACAGCAAGCGGCCGTGCCTTCCCCTTATTATACGGCTAGTGGGAACGCACGAATAACAGAAATTGTAAATTAAAATAAATATCTGACCCCAAACTCAAGATTATGAAATGTTGCGGAAGTTGAATAATTGCTTTCTTTATATTTATAATCGAGCTTGGTCATTCCTACAAAGCGATAGCCAAGGATCAATTCAAATGGATCTAAAACATCAAGACTCATTCCTGCCAAGAACTGATAGGCAAATTCTCTGCCTTCAGCCTCCTCCTCCCGACCAACACCCACCCCAAAACCCAGGTAAGGTGTTACTCCCCAGCTTGCATTGTCAAAATCTCGGACGGCATTAATCATAATAAGTTCAAACTTCCGATTTGGCAGTATCCCCGAGGTATCGAAGGAAACCCTATCATCCTGATGTTTTTCTATTTCCCCGCCCTGCAACCGGCCGCCACAGGTGGCAGTATGTCCTGTTGCTGGGCCTAATTCCCCGCCACAGAAATCACGCATCACCTCCTCAGACCCGCTCTGGTCCGTTTCTGATGCCCCCTCTATAGTAAAGTGTTCACTTCCTGGGAGGCTGCTTTCTATGCGGCCAGAATCGTGTGACATGATGGAATATTCGATTTCTCCCCGCCAACCATTTCTAAACTTCCATCCCAAAGCCACGGAAGCATTCAAACCACTATTTAATGATAATTTGGAATTTGAAAGTTCAGAGAAAGGGTAAAGTTCGCCGTCTATATCAGAAGGTTCTGGAACCGTAAATTTTCCCAAAATACTGGCATAAAAGCGCCCTCCCTTGGAATCTGGTTTGCCATCATAAGCATAAACTTCTCCCGGAATTCCGGCGAAAATCAGAAGGCTTAAAATAATTATTGTTTTCATTCCTGCTCCTTAAAGTTTTTCCTTGGAGATTACGGGATTCTTAACTGACAAACGAAAAAATTTGGATTCCCCTCGTCCATATTATCGATTTCAGTCCATATTAGATCCAGATTACAGCCATGTTCATCTACACATCGGCCATCTTCGTGTGCATGATAGCCATTAGGGCAGGCACGAACTACGTCGTCAGTGCCAATATCAGAGTGGTAACCGTCAGGAAGCCCTACGCCATCAGCACCAGTGTCCCCTTTATCGCCTGTATCGCCCTTATCACCTTTATAGCCTCTTGGGCCAGCGGTGGAAGTTGGTCCGGTAATATCACCAACTCCATTCTCCCCTTCGTCATCAGAGCAACCAACAAAAGAAAATGATCCTGCAAATAAAATTAACGCCAAAATTAAAATGTTTTTCATATCAACTGGCTCCTGTTTTTATCTATCATATTTCTTCATGAGTTCTTTAACACACGTTTCTTATTTTTCTTATCCTTGACAAATGTAAAGGTTTATTGTACTATAGAAATCATGGAAGTCAAGACCACTCCCAACTTTAATAAATGGATAAAAAAGCTCAAAGACAAACAGGGTGCGGCTCTGGTAATCACCCGATTGAAGCGTGTTGAAGAGGGACATCTTGGGGAATACAAATCGGTTGCTCCTAAAGTTTTTGAATTAAAAATTGATTCGGGTCCAGGATACAGGGTTTATATTTATCGAACAGACAAGACGGTCATCGTTTTAAATGCCGGAACCAAAAGCAACCAACAGACTTGTATCAATCAGGCAAAGAAAATATTAAAAGTTATTCTATAAAACCACCACAACTAAAGGTCCCAGTCATGCCTAAACGCAAAATGAAACTCACCGATTTTGAAGATTTACAGGACGAATTATTTATGGATAAAGAATTTGTAAAAGAATATCTTTCCCTCAATTTGCGTGAATGCAACACTTCAAATATTAAAGATGCCTTGTGCCGCATTATTAAACTACAAGGTGGTTATGCCAAGGTTGCAAAAAAAGCCGGCATCACTCGTCAAGCCCTTCACCAAAAACTAGCCGCTAAAGGGAGACCAGCCTTTGATAGCATTCTCCAGATAGTAAGAGCGCTTGGGTTTGAGTTGGAACTATCAATTAAAACTTGATGGGACGGTTCTTTTCTTTTTTTCAATACGAATTTCTTTTAAAATTTCGTCCGTATCATTTTTTAACACCATAAAACAAATAAAAAACTGTGACAAAGGAGACAATTCACCTTTCTCTTTTTTGGATTTAGAAATAACCCACTCTTTCATTTCAATCATTGTTTTCTGTAAAGGACTAATAAAACTATTTTTAAATTCAGTAACCATTTGTTGGGTTAGATTAAAATTTAAATTATGAGCAAAATCGTTTCGGAGTTTTCCCAGCTTTG